TTGGAGTATTTGGTTTTCAGCGCTGTTAGAATTTTTTCTTTCATATTTTGTGTTTTTAAATGAAAAAAGCGCCAATTCCCCGAGAAGGGATATTGGCGCTCTGTGGCACTCTTCTGTCGTATGTTAAGCCCTATACATCGATAAATGTCCGCATTTAGGGCATTTTATTTGAGCTATTCCTTGCATTTCCGCGAGTTTCCGCCCGCATTTTTCGCATCGTACTTCACGCAATATTGGCCGTGCTTTGAATCCTAAAAAAGGAAAAGCAACCTTTGCTGTGTGAGTTGGTACTTTCATGGGCCAAAATTGGAAACACTCTGCACATTATGCAAACCCTTTCATTGTTTTAAGTCATTAAAACCTCTGATTTTTTCAACTTCCTCATCCGGCTTATCCGCAAGACCGAGCATCTCGACCGCCTTTTCCAGTGAAATGACTCCATCTTGATATGCTTTGCCTATTGCGGACCATTTGTTCTGCACGTCTTCCTCAAACGGTTCGGCGAATTCATGTTCTATTTTGAGGCTTGCCAGTTGATCTCTCATATGAATGTGCGTGACATTCATCATGATGGCAAGAATCAGGTTCTTCTCTCGATCTACAAGCTCGTCATAGATTTCTTTACGGTTATCCCGTTTGATGTAGCCGAGCACCATAGCGCGCTTTATCGCATCTCCACTCAGGGTCCCTAAACCTACCATTTTCTCCGGAGAGAATTCAGGGGTGAAAGTGTCGAACAGAATAGACTCTTTCAGGTCGTCTTTTTCTTGTTGCCGAGTTTCGGAAGACACGGGAGGTTCGATATATTCGAACCTCGACTTATCGTCGGACAGTTGGATAACCTTGCCCGGATCTCCTTGTTTGGGAAGGCTTTTTATAACATCGGCAGTAGCGGCTGCTATCGGATCGGCGAAGTAATTATTTACGTCGGCCGTTTTTGAATCGATATTTTCTTCTCTGTCGATACGAGGCTGAAGTCCGGACCATGCCGTTTCCTGAGAGTAGTAGATGACGTTTATCTTGCCCGATGGATTGACAATAGGCGTAACATCCCAGCCGATCTTTGCCTTTCGTCCCCGATAAATGAATGTCGGCGTATGGATGTCGAAATGTTCTACAGTGTTCGAGCCTTCTTTCAGATAATACCCATAGCCGAAGGCCAATAGACTTCCGTACTGGTCGAACATCGGGCGAAGTGTATAACCTTTCGATTTCGAAAGGACGACAATTTTCACAGCAGGAAGACCTTCTTCATTGCGGTAAATATGATATAGTTTGGCTGATTGAGTCTCGGCTCCGGCCAGCCGTTTGGCTTGGCGCATATGGCTATTAAAACGATGGTCTCTTAGGAACTGCATAAAAGCTGCGAATGCTTCGGGATCGCTCGATTCGTCAGACATTCTCCATTTAATCGGATTACCCAACAGGAAAAATAGCTCGACCTCGTTGATATAGCGTTGACGAGTTCTGGGGAGCTTTTCAGTGCGGTAACTTTCCTGCCCTTTACGTACTTTATCAAGGCGTTTCATTACGGCGTGAAACTCGGGATTATATTCACGGATCGCTTTCATAGCTTCCGCATCGTGATTTTCCATGAGCGACATAGCCTGATCGATGTCTCGCGCCGTGATAAGCTCAAGAAGGGATCGCTCAATGCCTAAAGCATTCAGCGTTTTGTTTTGAAAGTACGTGAAAAGCTGATCTATAAATCCCATATTACCATATGTTTATGTTTTCTAAATCCTCAAGCTGCATTTGTGGCTCCCTTTTCTCAAAGCAACCCGTTAGCGCGTCCGGGGCATCGTCGTTAGCATTCCGACCTTCCTTCATATATCCCATTATCGACCGATAAAATTCCGGCCATTTTTTATCCCATCCCGACGGGAGAAAGGTCATATTGTTCACGTCAGCCGATTTCGAGAATATTCTAACCTGTTTATTATCAGTCTGGGCAAACCATGAAATCCGGGTTTTGGTATTGCCCATCAATCGGCATTGTTTTTCCACATTTCGAGCAAAGCCCCGTCCTCCGTTGTTACTTTCGATAACGGCTTCTTCGGTCTGTTGTCTCGACAACATCTCGGCCGTCGCAGGCTCGGTATACTCCATCGGTTTTTTTGTATAGAGCACATCGGTGACGTAGTTGCCTTCGGGCTGTTCTACATAACAAATTGCACATAAATAGTCATCGCCCGTGTCTGCCGTGTCAACGTAGGCTTTGCGTGTCGATTCGATTGCGTAAGGAATGATATCGTAAGTCTTGAACTCCCTATACATCATGCCTTCCAACGGCTTCGGATTCTGCATGTATTGTGTCTCGAACGTAAAAGGATCGGATTCTCGGTATCGCCGTAGCTTTTCGAGAGGGAATCGGTCTTCCCATAAAGCTCGCTCCGTGTTCGTCCCTTCGTCGACTATTGCCGGAAATCTGACTACATCCCATTCGCCGCCTTGATCGATTGTACCTTCTCTTTTTATTAGATAGCCGCAGAAATCATCCTCGGCAAGTCTTTGAGCAGTGACGATGACCGGCGTATGTGTGTCGTTTAACCGGTTTTTGAACGTAGATGTCCATAATTCTCGAATCCGCTCCTTGATAGTGTTGGAAAAACTATCCTGAGCTTTCATCGGGTCATCAATGAGCATGGCTCCGCTGAATTTCTTTGCTCCCAATTTACCACATCCGAAACCAGTAATCTGTCCCATGAATGGCGCTGCATACATGATGCCGCCTCGGGAAGTGGAAATGCTCCCTTTAGCATTATTCGATAGTTTGACCTGAGGGAAAAAGGCCCGATAATTTGGATCCGCCATAAGCCTGCGGACGTTGGTAACGTTGCGAGTGATAAGCTGGTCGCTACTCGACAGGTGCATGAATTCCGCATTAGGGTTGATAGCAAATCCTAACGCGGAAAACGATACGACTGCCAACTCTGTCTTTGAATGGCGCGGGGGAATGTTAAACATTACCCGGTTGGTTGGGTGCTCGCCTCGGAGAACCTGATCGAGCTTGCGACAAATGATTCGATGGTGAGGAGATATTCGGAACGGCTGTCTGTTTACGGCTTCGAACATAACAGCCGTAAATGTCAAACTACCTTCTTTCAGCAGAAGATCGCCGATTGCTGAATAATCATTCATTGTTTTTCCCCTCTTGAATCAGTTGGAACAGGCGCTCTACGTTAAAAGTAGGCCGTGGAATATCATTGCCTTTGCTATCTGTATTAGCTATTTTTTCCGGTGCGTTATAACCAAGCATAATCACAATACTGTCCAGCGCCTTTTGCTTGTCGTAGCATGTAATTTTTACCTGTTCGTCAATCACCTCGTCGCCAATCGGAGTGGTACGCTTGGTCTGTTTTGTTTCGACTGACCGAATACATGCCTTTTCGTCATCGGTAAGGCTTTCGAACTCTTTAAGCGACATCCATCCATTACGAATGCGGGTTGCATCGGAGAAGGCGATTTTTTGGTGCTCCCGAATGATTTGCAAAGCCGTAATGCCAGATGCTTCGGCAAGGTGGCTTTTGAGGTATTCCAGCCTTTGTGCAACCTTTGTGTCCGCAAGAAGCTGCGATGCGTTGCACCAAACAGAATTATCACTCATTTTCGAGCAATCGTAAGCATAACGATATGCCTCGGATGCGTTACCGCATTCGAGGTACTTATTGCAGAATTTTTCTTGTTTGATTGTCAGACTTGCCTTTGCCATATTGTTTTGCCAAAACCTTCGCTTGGCGACTATGTCGCCTCAATGCAAAGGTTGAAACGGTTTGCACATTGTGCAAGTCTTGCCGTTGTTTTTTAGCTTTCAGCGGAATTAGTGATTTAAAAAGCTGTAGAGGAACAGATTGCAATGATGCTATAATTGCGCCCGCAAATGATAATTGGCAGGGCCGAAATAATTGCAACGAGGGCTTGCACGAATCAATTTCGATATGAACTGGCGGGATATTGGTCACGTCGCATAAATTCCGAACACCGCATAATCTATTCGGTGCATGAGGAAATCGTAACCGTCTATGTATTGTCAATGAGGTATCACTACAACCTATGAAAAAGGACGGCTACGCATTTGCAATTTAAAGAAAATAGCATAGTGCAATTTGCAGAGGATGATCAAAACAAAGGTACGCTATACTTAATCAATGCGCCCGACTCGCAAGATGAGACTGTATTCAAAGTTTGCAAAGCCGGACGATACTTTTATGTAAATACAAAAGCGCTATTCGATAAACTGGGGCTCGATTACGAGGCAAATACTATTATCTTTGACTTGAAGCGAGCCACAGAATATACGGATATGGAAGTATACAAAATGAAAAAAAGAATTTTGCCGAGGAAAAATAAGTAAATAAAAAAGGATACCTTAATAAGGGGTAAGGCATCCTTCAGAGATAGAAATAATAAAGCGTTGGCGCGCATGAACGAGATTCCTCATCTTGTTCCTATTTCTGTTTTCTCGTTTGCGAAGATACAACTTTATACCGTATTTAGCAAGTTTTGCCCCATAAAATTATTTAATATGACAAACAATTTTATAGGTTCGGGGCAACCATACAATGTCCCAAGGGTCTCGATAAACCCCTTGATTGCTTTCGTTACAGCAACGGAACGTCGAAAAAAAAACGATCGGAATTTCGCGGCCAACAATTCAAGCCTGTAGCAAATCGAGCAACCTGCATCTGATCGACTCAAATACTGGCTGAGGCAGTTCCATCTCTAAATACTTGAGCAGGTCGGCGATTCTGTCGGCCCGTTCTTTTTCTTCGTGTTCCATGTCTTAAGTTTTACAATTACAGCAGCATATGAATTCGTGGATGTCTTTCCACAAGAGACTGTTCAGGTCTCCGGTCAGATAGGCGACCTGCTCGCCTCCCATATCGAGACCAAACGTTTCGGCGATGTCATCGACCAAGTGTCGGAGCTCATGCTCGAAAGAATTCAGGAATTCGGCATGCGACGAGTGAAGCCCGATCACCATGACCGTGCTGCGTAGCTTCTTGTTCGAGTACGTGAACCCAGTATCAATGTCGCAGCGCAGGAGATTCTCCCGGACTCTTTTTTGAATAGAGTCGGGGCACTCGATTCCCTCGAGCGAATGCATGATCTCACCCACATGATAGCATGTCACCGCATAGAAGATACGAAGTCGCCAGTCATACTTTTCTATGTGAACGTCGTTTCCTTTCACTTTTTGCAAGCTCTTGGTTCATCATGCGGCGCTGCCGTCGTGGCAGAGCATTGTTCGCTTCGCTCATAAACTCAGACAGGCGTCGGTAATCCTTTTCGGGCATACTTGCGATCACCTCGCGCGGATTGGCTCCGGCGAGCATCCGGAGTGCGTACTTATACATTGCCATTGTCAACAAGAACGATTAACCGTATTTTGTTAGCCTCATCCGACGCGTCCTGCGTGAGGAACGCCAGTATCTCATTGGCCCGTGCCATAAGCTCTACGCCGTCTTTCGTCGTCCGCTGCGCGATTTCGAGCGCGTATTTTCTCAATTCGATATTGTCCATTGCTTTGTTTTAAGTCGAATAAAATAGGGAGGCGCGTATGACGAAGCGCCTCCCCTTCGGTTACAGAAAGTCTTCCCAGATCAGAGGCTCGCCTTTGGCGATACAGTCGGCATAGTATCTCGTAAGAGCTATGCCGTCTTCGCCATCCGGATCGTCTATGTACGCCTTGACGTACTGCATGATCTGGGCCTCGGAAGACAGGGGCTTCGGATAAAAGTCCGAGTAGGCCATGTTGGCGACGTACATGCAATCGTAACCTTTTGCCTTTTCGATTGTCAGTCCGTTACGCTCAAGGGCCTGCTTGACCTCCTCGTGCGTCCACCGGTGCGACGACCCGTCGGCGTTTTTCATGCGCTTGGGGTCCGTCGCATATTCCGCGAGCTTTTGCGAGAAATGCCATCCGTAGTGAGACAGGTATTCACGCATTCCCCGCGGTATCTGCTCGTAAACGTCGAGTCTGTCCATAATCTACCGACGTCTGTAGCGAGAATACGGACCGGTTCCACGCACTCCACGACGCTCGCCATAGTCATAGTCGTCGTCATCGTCTTCTTTCCACGGCTCACGCATACCATAGCCTCCGCGTCCGCCTCCGGAATAGCCTCCGCGCTCGCCGTAGCCTTCGTGCATCTCCTCCATTGCCTTTTTGTAACCTTTGCGATATGCTTTCTCAAGCATCTCGTCGATCTGCTCGTCGTCCCCGTTGGAACCGCGAGCGATCCCTATTGCATTCCACACCATAATTACTTGGTTTTTGGTGTTTCCGGTTTGAGAAGGCTCTTGATGTC